CGGCTTCGTCAATCGGCACAAACTCCGCCCCCAACTCTGCAAAGCGTTGCTGGGCGTATCGGCTTAACTCCGCTTGCAGTGCTGGCGCAATGACGTCTTTCAGCGATGGGTCAACGGTCTTACCCTGCACTATCTGCCGTGCCCATGTGGCGCCTCGCTTCTCCATCTCTTTGACGATGCGATTGTAGAGGCGTCGCTCATCCGCTGTCATCTCCTCGGCTGCGGCTTTGATGACGTCGTACACATCATGCACCGTCATGCCGTCATGGAGTCGCACCATGATGCTCTTCACCTCATCTGCCGTTAAGACGTCGCTCTCGAAAGAACACGCAATGCTCTTTCCGGCTTTGATGCGACGCTCAAGTTTTTTTGCGAGCAGTGCATACTCCGCTTTGCGCTTGGTGGCGATGTTGTCGATTTCATCGGGCGCAATGTCTTGACCCGGTTGCGTCTCCTCGCTGACACCAGCGCTTGGCTCGTTGGGCGTGGCGTCGGGCGATGTTGGTGGCGTTGGCTCGGGCTCTGGTCCAAGCGCTTCCTCGATTTGGTCATAGCCCAAAATCTTCATGGCGCCACGCAGTGGCACACCGGCTTGGACCAGTTGAAGCAGTGAGCCAGCACGGTTTGCCTCATCGGCTTGCATGACGTCGAGCGCTTCGGGATTGAACTGCATTTCATAGTTGAGTGCATAGAGCAACTGGTTGTTGATGACCTGCTCATAGAGTGAGAGACGTGGGATGATGGTTTCACGCCAGAAGCTTTGTCGGTCGCTGTCGGCGGTGGCGAAGTTGGCAGCACTGGCCTCGAGCATGGTGCGTGGCACGCCGAGCGTCATGCTGACGGCAGTAATGGCACGTTCCTGCAACTCTGGTAAGAGTAGCGTGTTGATCGGCGGTGTGATCGTCGTGACTTTGAGGTCTGGGGCTCGCACGAACGCCGTGCGAAACGCATTGACGACACCTTGAAACCGCATTGACCATTCGCCTTGGAATCGTTTGAACTCTGCTTCATCCATGCTCTCCGGCAGATTCAGTACGGTGACTGGCTGTGCGCCACCTTCGAAAAATGCGCTCGTAAATCGCTCAAGGTAATGAGCGAGCTGGGCACTCTGCAACGCCACGCGCGCCGGTGCGAGCCCGGGTCCCACTTCGTCAGTCAGCGATGGCTCACGGAAATAGATGATTTCCTGCGTTGTCCATGGGCCATACTGTTTGCCTTGGATGCTCTGCTGAAACGTCACGCCAGCGAAGGGATTGCCGGGTTCGGCTTTGCTGGCGTCGAAGTGCACCGTCATGGACAATGGATTCAGAAATTGGAATCCCGTCAGCACTCTGCCACGGTACAACTTCAGCCAGTACGCAGCGCCGGTGAGTAAGAGGCTTCGCTCGGTGTCCTTCATCAGGTTAGATAGGTTCTGATTCCATGGCCACTCAACCTCGGCATCGTTACGAAAGAGTCGATACGGCACCGTGCTGATAGCGTCACAGCGCAGATTCACACTGCGGTACAGCATCGGCACAAGGCTGTATGCCTCGATCGTGCCGTTGACCGCTTCGCCGTTCTTGAGTTTGTCTACCCACCCGGGGTATCCGGTGATTGCCATTATGCCCACCCCCAATCTACTTTAGGTTTACTCATCATCGCGACTGCGCCCGATGCGGCGTCAACGTAGTCGTCATGCTGTCCCGAGGGAAATGCCACGACTTCGTCGAGAAAATGCTTCGTCCACTCCCCCGCAACGAGGCGCACTGCTCCAGCCTCGGCACGCGCTGCCCACGGCATCGCTCGGCTTTGCTTATCCTTGTCGACCTTGATGCCTCGAATGACGTGGCCAACGAGCGCAGGGTCTCGGCGCAGTTCCTGCACGACGGCTAAACCGTGCAACGCCTCTTCAATGCCGTGCTGAACGCGAGGCTCTGCCTTAAACGTCGTCAGCATGATGCGCCGGACATCGGGCCATTCTGCTTTCACGTGGATGCCAGCATCGAGGTACACAACGCCATCACGCCCAAGCGCCGCTTTGATGCTGGCGGTATAGTCAGCGCTGGTCTTGGTGGAGGTGGCAAGGTCCCAATAGCGGTACCACGTCAAATCATCGGGCGCACGGTCAACGGTGCTGAACCATTGGCGCTTAAACAACTGCCCGATCGGGTCAGTGAATTTGCCCTGCACTTCCTGCTGATACATCTCGCTCGTCATTGATTCCTTCAGCGTGGCAACGAAGTGGCTGGGCAAATATGGATTATCGGTCGTCGATGATTCGACGATGCTGTAATCATCGCCACCATACAGCCAGCGCTCATACAACCAATTCTTGCCACGTGGCGTTGTCGTGGCAATGGCTTTGCCGGGTTGATGCCGAAGCGTGGCGATGGCGATGGGCCAGATGTCAGCATCCATCATCGCCGCCTCATCAAGCCACAAAAATCCGACGTTGGCACCACGCAGACGGTCAGGGTTATCAGCACTGCGAAAGATGATGCGACGGTCACCGATGAGTTTGAGCTCAAGGTCTGACTTATTCCACGCCACGGCAATGCCCATCTGTGCAACCAGTGACAGCACCGTTTCCATGGCGCCGAGGCGCAGCATGGGATAGGTCGGCGCAATGATGAGCGACGTGGTGCCTGCGCTTTGGCGCAGTACCTCTATTGCTCCTGCTCTGGTCTTACCACTGCCACGACCGCCGACAAAGAGGCGGAAGCGATGCAGGTCACTCCAGAAGCGTTGTTGCGGTATTGTCTGCCGACTGTGCTTCACCGTCAGGCGCGGTGAGGTCGATGACGTAGTCGGTTGGTGCAGTGCTGGTAGTGACATGGTAACTTTCTCGGTATGTCGGGTCGAGTTGCTTGAGCTTAAACATCAGCAAAATATCACTTCCTGCTTCGATGCGCTCAAGCAGTATTGCCTCGAGGCGCACTTGCAGATTGCGCTTACCGATTTCATGCGCTCGGCGAAGTTCTTCAGCAAGATCGGGGCGAATCTTCATGTGGTGATGCAGTGTGCCCCAATGGATGCCAAGGTCTTTTGCTGACTGCGTCATGTTGCCAGTGACTTCCACTGCGCTGATGAACGCACGGAATTGCATTTCGGTGAGTGCCGTGATGCTCTTCTGTGGTCTCGGCATCGCTACACCACCGGTCGGTCAGTGATGAAGCGCAGAAGCATGTTGACAATCGCCAGTGCACCGGCAATCTGTCCGGTGTAGGCGCTGAACTCTGGCCACTGCGCCACAGTGCCAAGCACCATGACGAGCAAGGTCAAGGCGTTGACCCACAGCGTTTTCGATGTGTACCACGGTTTCGGTGTCATGGCTTAGCCTCCCATCAGATAGCGCACAACAAATGGGATGACGATGCTGGCAATAGCCAAGCCACCCCAAAGCTGTGCAATGCGTTGCTCGAGCACTTTGACGCGCTCATCAATCTCACGAAATTGTTTGTCGCCACTTTCCAAGCGACGGAGCACGGTGTCGATTTTCTCCTCAAGCCGTGCCAATTTAACTTCCATTGATTCGGTCATGATCCACCCATCCGCTGCTGCATATCACGACGCACCTGCGCCATGTCTATCTGAATCCCTGGGCATGTTTTCGGACTCGGCACCTCACGATGTCCCTTAAGCGTCTCTTTGCTTGGCACAATACCACGCCAACGGAACAGCGCTTCAACGGTGTCGTACACCAATGCGCGCTGTGCATCTGACCATGGCGCATAGTCGAAATACCCAACGACCTCGATGCCCCACGCCCATGAATTGGCGACAGTGGCGTGGATGCCCCGCTCATTCAGTGCGGTCATCTGCCAGATACCGTCATCAGCGGGGTTCGGTGCGCCAACGCAGAGAAAGAGATGCGGGCCCGAGTCCCAACCAAGCCCCTCATAGTACTGCTTTATGCCGGTCATCGTCTGTGCACCACGCCAGTGACGAGGCTCTGGGCGATACGTGTGATGAATGACTGCGCCCTTCGCCCAACTCGCAATGCTCGGGTCATAGTTGGCGAGATGCTCGGCAAGGTCGGCAGCACTGCGCCATTGTCGTAAGTCCCAGCGAAATGCGGAATCAGCCTTTGCAGTTTGCTTTGCTTTGGTCATGGTTTGTAGCCTTGTATGATGCGACGGTATGAACCGCCAAGCCCCGAACGCGTCGATGGTGTGTTGTAGATGAATTGCAGTTGCCCACGATCGACGGTGAGCCAACCGTGCAGACCTTCCATGACAATGATGCACGTCCATGGCGTCTTGTCGTTTCGGCGATACCAGACGTGGATACCAAAGACTTTGGGTCTGATGCGTGCATCGCTCATCGACGTCGCCCACTGCTGGCCAACGCTGTCGGTAATGAAGCAGGTCTGTGTGGGCAGATATGTGCCACCTGGGATATTAAGCGGTGTGTCGGACATCATGCACCTCCTCTGCTTTCATCGTACGCATGGTGTCAAGGATGATATTAGCGACGCAGTTTGTACGTCAGATAATCAGCGCCCTCGGCAACGTCACGCACAAAGACGTGGTCTTTGCTCGGGTCAACGACTAAGACACCGCACCCGCTATGCTCTGACGGTGGTAGTCCCAGTGCGTGACCATAGTGGTCATGGCGTTTGTAGGTGCCGGTGAGAATAGCGAGGCGATCACGCTGGCGCACCGTGAAATACCGTGCCAGCGTGGCGATGTGCGTATGACCACCAACGTACACATCGGCGTCAATATCCCGCGCTGCACGCTCAAGGCCATGCGTTGGATTGAGTATCGAATTGCCTCGCCACTTATGACGCACCGCATAGCGCAACCGTGATGCGCCAGCGCTAATGTCGAAGATAACTTGGTGCTGGTCGTACAGTACGGTGGGTCTGACGAGGTGACGCAGGAAGTCAATGCCCGCAAGGCTGTACGTCCAGTTGTCGTGGTTGCCAGCAACGACAACGAGCAACTTATCACCAAGCACCTCAAGCCACTCTTTGAACATCTGCATTTCATCATCGAACGGCATGGCTTGACCACGCTGAAGCCCTGCCATTTTTGGTAGAATCCAGTTGTCGATGCCGTCACCATGAAAGACAGCGTACATGCCGTGCGTATCTCTGATGATTTCTGCATCCCGCATCGCTTGAGCATAGTCGGTCATTGCATTGCCGAAGTGCAGGTCAGAGAGAAACGCCAACGCATACGGCGCTGGCGTTAGTACGATGTGATGTTTGTCGCGTTCGACGATGCCGGGTCTACGACTCCATCGCACTCGTCGCTCGTGCGCCTCTTTGAACTGCGTCGCCTCTTCGAGCGTGGCAAAGCTTTTGCGTGTCATCTTGCCATGCTCGAATACGTTGACGCGAAACCGTCTGCCGTGCTTTTCGATGTACATACCACCTCCTACCACCATTGTGTTGGCGGTGTCAAGATGCGGTGCTTACACCCTCGCTTTCACAATGTCGGCAGCTTGGTCTTGATATTTTCCACTGCGATCGGCGTAGGTGACGCGTGGCCGTTCGCCGTGATGGAAGATGCACTGGGCAATGCCCTCATTGGCGTAGACCTTGACGGGCACGGTGTTGGTGTTGGAGAGTTCAATCGTGACGTAGCCACGCCACCCTGCCTCGAGCGGTGTCACATTGACGATGATGCCACAGCGGGCGTACGTGGATTTGCCGACCACTACCACGCTGACATCATCGGGGATGGCGAAGTGTTCAACGCTTCGGCATAACACAAAGCCACCCGGTGGGATAACGATGAAGCCAGCGTGGTG